CCCACGTAGAGGCCGGTCTTCTTGAGCTTGTTGAGCGTCTCACGATAACCGATGTTACGCGCGGTGCAGTACTTCCGGAACGATGCGCAGGTAACAAAGACCTTCTGGGTATCCGGCTCGTAGCGCACCATCAGCTCGCGCTTCGGCTCCAGCAGAGGGACTTCCTGCATCTTAGAGCGCCGGTCCACCCCGTCATTGACGATCAGGATGTTGTCCACCCGACCAACGAGGAAGTCACCCAGCACCTGCTTGTCCCCGTCTGGCGGCGCGGTGGTCGTGTTGCGCAGACCTTCGATCATGCTGCAGGTCCACCGGAAGATCGCGCCGAGGTCCCAGTCGCACAGGTTCAGATGCTTGGCGATGTAGATGCCAGTCAGGTTAGCGGCTGCAGTAGCGGACCAGAAGCGCTCCCGCTGCGTGAGCTTGAGGATAGCGTCAAGGCGGCTCTGCATGCCTAGATAGATACCCTTCACGCGGTCGTACTCAGCCAGCAGGTAGCGGGCGTAAATCTCTCCAGCGTGACCGTAGTTCTCCATCAGCTGGTGGTCGAACATCTTCTTGCCGGTCTCGGTGTCGATAGCACTGCTGTAGTCGAGGCTGTACTCGATGATCCGCATCATCTCACCCTGCGGGCTGTCCTTGAGGCTCTCCAGCTTTTCGTAGAACGAGTGGTTGGACGAGCACAGGGCGATGGTCTGCCACGAGGTCAGGTTGACACGTAGCTCGTTGGCCGATGCCTTCATCCGGTCTTTGCCGGTGCCCTGTGTAATCAGGTAGGTAAGTTCGCTCAGCTGCTTGGGTTCAGTGTTCGACATCTCGTCGAAGGTCACCGGGAGGTTGCAGAACACCCCGATCTTGAACACCTTGGAGTTGAAGGTGTCGTCCTTCTTCGCGCAGAGCTTCTCCGGGTTACCCCACACGCTGTTGCACATGTGGAGGATCGTCGTCTTACCCGTGCCCGAGTGCGTGTTGACCAGATTGATAATCGCGCCGCGCTGGCCAGAGAACCGCAGGAGAGGCGCACCGAAAGCGGTGGCTGCTGCGAAGGCCGAGGCTTCCAGCCCCGGACGCCCGTAGAGGTTGAAGACCTCCTTCCATGCGTCGAAGGAACCCACTGGCACCGTGTAGGCAGCCAGCGCCTTGGTCACCGTGGAGGGCGGGCTATGGTAGGTCCCGTCCACGCCGATCTCACGATCCCCGACGATAAACTTGCTGTCGTTATCAGCCCATCCGAATTGGTTACGCATTTGCTCCGCCTTCTTGTTATGGAAAATAGTCTGGAATGACCGCACTACGTAGTCGATCAACATATCGAACTGCTTCTTCGGAAGCACAAGGCTCCGGGCGGCTAGCGCCTTACGAAGCTCATCCGGGGCCATACAGGTAGATGTAGTAAGCGTGAATTCCTTGACGCCGTTCTGTGGTGTGTGGAACCGGAACAGGACAACGCTGCCCTCAATTGGGTCCTCCATGAGCTTGGCGATATAGAAGTCGTACGGGTAGATCAGTATCGGCTCGGCCTCTTCACCCTTCGCCTCGCCGTCCTTCCCCACACCCGCCAGCAGCGGCTTGCGCCAGATGCCCCCTGCCTTCCCGCGCACGTAGGGGAACGGATACTCGGGGATGCGGTACTTGAGGACGTCACCGGTAGCAGTCTCTACCTCGACCTCGTTGTCCTCCGGTGTGGCCTCGCGCAACTCCTTGCCTAGCGTGATAGGCGACTTGATCTTCCCGAAGTGCGGGCACCCTGCGCATACACCGGGGTTATTCTTCTCGAACTCCGCGCAGGTGTGCGGTCCTATGATATGCTTGAGCTTCTGCTCTGTCTTGTCCGGGTCGTAGTCGGGGTGCCCCTCCGACATCAGGTGGATCGCCTTGTTCTTGTCCTTGCAGAACTTGGCGATGGAAAGCGCGTTGAACCAGCGCGGCTCCGAGATGACTGCCTGATCTGCATAACAGGCGTTAAGCTGTGCGCAGCCGTCCTCCTCGCGTTGCATGATCCGAGAGAAGCTTGTGTCGATGCTGTCCTGTAGGAGCTTGCCCAGCGGGCTCAGAGGTTGGCGCTGTTCGGTCGGTGCCAGCTTGGGGCGCTCTTTCACGCCCAGCGTCTCGCGCATAAACTCAAGAGTGACCGGGTCGCCCACACCCAGCACCTGCACTTCTACCGGCTCATCACCCTTGAAGTTGAAGGTACCGGGAATGCGCAGGATGCGCGCCACTTCGAACACTGCCGGGTCCACCCGCAGGTCCTGAGCCTTGCACACTTCCTTAAGGCGGTTGGCGACCGGCTCCCACTCCTCGCGGGTAACCTCCTCGGTCAGCGGCCAGTATACGTGCAGCCCGCGCCCTGAGTTGATAATGATCGGTCGAGGGAGTCCTACGGTGCTACAGAACTTCTTGAGGTCTTGCAGCGCTTCACCCTGCGAGGAATAGTCCTTGGTCGGCCCGCAGTCGATATCGAGCCAGAAAGCTTTGAGCGCCTGCACGTTGGCCTTGAGGCGCGAGGAGTCGTCCTTGTACTTAGCGACTCCGAAAAATACGTTCATCTTGCGGCGGACAAAACGCTCCGCCCACTTATCCAGTTCCTCCCTGCTCTCTACGAGCTCTTGCTGCATTCCATTACTAGTGATCCCGACAACGGCAAACCAGCCACCCTCCGGCTGGACCGCTGACAACAGATCGAAACCCTCCATAGCACAACGATCCCCGTACGGGGGCAGTGTGCCTACCCCCTTAGACTATTCACGTCTGCACAGCTGCTTAGGCAGCGGTGCCCTCCAGACTGGCGATATAGGATTCGAGTAACGTGACCACACTGGCCTGCGGGGCCGAGACCCCGCAGAACCAGTTATATACCGTGGCCCTCGTCACACCCATACGCGCTGCGACTACCGTGACCGGGACGTCGTGCTTGATGCACAGACGCCCCAGACGAACGCCCAGCTTGCGCTTATCGGCCTTCGCATTCAAGTCGCGAATACGCAGTGTGTAGCCTTGGCTCATTCGTCATCAGCCCAGTTATCGACGAGCGCACCGATATCGGTGGACAGCTTAGCCGGTGCTTCCTTCTTGGGGGCGCGCTTTGCCGGGGCGGCTGCTTCTTCCTCTTCGTCCCCATCGTCAGCCCAGACGTTAGCCTTCTTGGCAACGGCAGGTTTGATGGCCGGAGCGTCTTCCTCTTCTTCCGGCTCGGCAGCGGGCAGCGCCTTCGGCTTGCTATCTGCTTCCCCAGCACTGATCTGCACCAGCTTGCGGGTCACGGGGTTAGCTTGCGAGGTCTCGACAAGCTCCAGCTCTTCCCCGGTAATGAAGCGCTCAGCGGTGAAGTTGAGCTCCATCGTTTCGGCATCGAGGTTGTAGGCGATGGTCGTCACCACGCGGTCAGGCGCGGTGTTGTTCGCCACGAGGAAGCGGCAGTAGCTCTCGAACGGATGCGTGTTGCCGTTGCCCTTGCCGAAGAGCGACTTGGCCGGGATGTTGAACTGGTAGATATCACCCGAGGTATCGCCTTCGAGCAGCAGTGCGACCTTGCGCTTGAAGCGGCAAGCCTTGCCCTTCCCGTTCTGGCCCGAACCGTCGATGTTCATCGGGCAGCTTGCGCAGTTAGCAGCTTGCCGGTCCTTCGCCTTGGGATCGGGCTTGTCACCCAGTGCGGAGAAGCAGTCGGGCATCGTGCCCTTGGCGTTAGGGTCGTAGACGCCCTCGTAGTACTCGCGGCTCGGCTTCTCCAGCATGTCGATGATGATGGCGTTGAACTCGCCCCGGATAGCCTTGCCGACCTGCTCACCGCCCACGATGCGCTTGAAGGTGCCGTTGGTGTTGGTAGCGATGCGGTTGTAGCCGCCAATCGAGTTTTCAGCGATCTGCTGGCCCAGCTTCGACGGGGGCAGGGCAGAGGCGGCGACAGCGCCGGGGTTCTTGAAGATGGTCAGGTTGCTCATAGTCTCTCTCACTTGTTAGTCGGCTTGCGTACGCTGATAACGTACTTGGTGTCTGCGTTCAGCCCAATCGGCAGGGTCTCGGGGTTCTCCTCCAGAAACTGCCTCATGTTGCCGTTGTGGATGCGCTGCTCCAACAGGAACGGAGCATCCTGCTCCTTGATGAACCGGTACATACTCTCCCAGTCATTGGTCCAGTAGCGGGTAGCGGCACGGCGCGAGACCGTGCCCTCAGCGGTACGCAGGCTATCCACGTTCTGGCTGTTGCAGATTTCAAGGAGAGCCGCGCTCACCTTGTCCTGCTGCTCCTTAAGGGCCGCGATCTCGGCCTTATGCGCCTCCTCCTTCTCGTTGATGGCGTCCCGGATTTTCCGGTAGACCTTCACGAGCTTGTCAGCAGGCAGTGTTTCACCGTCCATTGTTTGCTCCTTTGGTTGGCGGGTGAACAGTAAACTAACTTTTGACAGTGTCAAGAGTTACTGAGTGAGAACCTCACGATACAGGTCGATCAGTTTCTCGTGGTTCTCGATGTTGCCCTGTAGCATCGTATACAGCCGTTCCTCTACCGCGCTGCCCTTGATATGCACGACGGTCATGGCGTTCTTCTGGCCCGGACGGTTGATGCGGGCGTTGGCTTGGAGGTAGGTCTCTACGCTCGTAACAGGCGCGTACCAGATGATGGTGTCCGCTGCCGTCAGCGTCAGGCCGTGCGAAGCTGCCTGTGGCTGGATGATAAGCACGTGTGGGTCTTTGTTCGCTTGGAACCGATCCACTAGCTCGCTGCGCTTGTTGACGGAGACCTGCCCGTTAATGACGCCGCAGGAGATGCCTTCCTTCTCCAGCCGTGCCCGCAGTAGCTCGATGGTGTGCGTGAAGGGGACGAAGACCAGCACCTTGTTGCTGGCTTCCTCAATGACCTCCAGCACGGTGTTGAGCCGGTTGGACACGTCGAACTCCAGCACCTCGCCAGTGTCCGTATAGACCGCGCCCCCACTGATCTGGAGCAGCTTGTTAAGCTTGGTGGCGGCGTTGACCGCACTGACTTCCTCACCCGCTGCTTCCATAATCATCTCGTCGCGGAGCAGCTTGTAGTACTTCATCTGCTGCGGGGTCAGCGGAGCGTCTCGGTCGAGGTGCGTCACTTCCGGCAGGTCGAGGCAGTCCTTCTTCTCGAACCGGATCGCGGGTTGCAGGATGTTATGCACATAGGCAGGGGAGCTCGGCTTCGGCACCCACTTGAACTGTGTCACCTTGGTCATGACGGTCGCCTTGAACTCGGTGAAGTACTTGGGGCACCCCTCGGGATTGACCAGCTTGGCGAGGCCGAAGGCATCTACCGGAGACTGCGCAGCGGGCGTACCGGTCAGCATCCACAGACGCGGGTCCGTAGCCTTGAGTAGCCGGTTGAGTATTTTCCAGCGGTTGGTCTGTGCGTTCTTGTAGGCGTTAGCCTCGTCCACCACGATCAGGTCGAAGCCGCCAGCGGCCACCTCGTCTGCCACCACGGACAG